GTCTAGCAAGTTCTGTAATTGAGCCAACTTCGAACATTCCGGGCAAAGTGAGCGTAAAGTCAATTCTGACTTGACGTGGGTGACGTTTGATTGCAACTGCCCTACCAAAGTTTTCAAGCCATTGATCGTAGTCAAGACCTGTTCTAATGTATTCGCCAATCGTGCCTGTGCCGTCGAGACTTGCACATATCTGCCAATCGCGTAGCCCAGGAAGAATGTCACGATAGAGATTGATGCCACGATATTCCACTCTGGACAAGTTTGTATTATATCTAGCATATACTCTTGGCCCATCCCCTAGTTCTATTATGCGTTGCATGTAGCGCCAGTGCTGTTCATACATCAAGGGCTCGCCACCCACCCAGTACACTTCTTCTACTCTGTGCTGTTCCACAGCATCTGAAAATTCCTGCTCAATTTGACTGTCTTGAAATTGGGAGATCTGCTCACGTATTTCAGGACGCATCCAGTTGTTTTTAGGATTGCTCCAGTTCACCATCCCATGTGTCTTTTGTTCTGACTCCCAACTGCTGCTCAACATGTCTCCACAGGTCCTGCATTTGAAATTGCACAGGTTGCTGAATCTATAATCCCAACTCACTGGTTGCATTGTGGTGTAACCGGTGACATCTGTTTGTTTTAAAATTGCCGAGTATTTATGTTGAAACAGTTGTGAAAAATATGTGCGATATACGTCAGTGTTTAGCAATTGATCATTACATACTTCGCATTCGGGCAAGCGTTCACCGGCCATCATGCGGCGGCGAACTGACTTCATGTGCTCACTGTTCCAGTGCTGTTCTAATGTGATGGGGATGTAAGTGCCTGTGCCCGATTTGGTATCAATGTATTGTTCAAAGTTCTGTGCAGGTTCCCTCGACGCACAGCACATGCGTCTTTCAGTCTGTGGAGAAAGATAGGTATGTACCCAAGGTGCCAGGCATAACGATTCCGATTTAGTCATCTGATTCCACAAGTTTCATTGCATGCTGATAATTTTCCGTCAGCGACTGAAGATTTGCTCCAACTTTCTTCTACACGAGCAAACCAACCAATCGCATGCTCTATACCATATTCTATAGCATTGTTTTCTTTGAGGAATTCTCGCATCTGAAAATTTACAAATCTAGTATTATCTGTTTGTGGGGAAAATCCCAACCAACAACAAGGATACACATTGCCATCCGCTGCGATGTAAATCTGATTTGATTCTTTTGCTTTACACTTTATTGGATAACTTTCTTTATGATATTCTACATTCAATCGTGCATCACGCTGATTTTGTTGTTGCCATAAAACATCAAAATCTGTTGATCCTTTATAGTCACCTACCACATGACTCAGCCGACGATCAGGAGTGAATACCGGAAACTGGTTACGAGAATTATCGGGCTCTTGACAAACTCGGAATTGCCTAAATCCAAGTTCTTGTGACATTGTACGACATTGTTCAATCTGATGTTTGTTATGATCAAACACTATCATGTTCCAAATCGCATACCCACCAGCAGCAATAAATTTTTTAGCATTGTCAATAATAAAATCAAAATCAGTGTTCTGACGATATAGATGATGGGTGTCGATTAGGCCGTCGAGTCTGAATTCTATTTGCACAGGAAATTTCCCCAACTTATTCCACATTTTAGGCTGTGCTGATCCATTTGTGCTGACAGTTATCCGTAGTTTACAATTTGCCTGATAGAAATATTCGATGATACTCAATGCATCTCGAGCTGTGACAAAATCTCCATAGTTGCCATTGATCAGTATATTATCTAGCTGTTGCACAAATTCTACAGGAAAGATTTTTTTAATCTGATCTAATTTCAAATCACAAATTGGAAAATTGTCAATCACATCCACACCATGGAAATTACGAGGGCAAGACGGACACATTGCATTGCAGCGAGAACTAATCTCAAGATGCACACTTTTTATCTGATTGTATTTGATCATGTTTATTCATATATCTTGGTTAGTATTTTTTTTGCAAGTGTCTGATGCGCTATATCTGGCGGATGCTCACTAGTAAATTGAAGATTTAATACATGTTTTGCCCAATCAACAAACCCAAAGCCCTGGTCAAAGAATATCCATTTGTCAAGATCAAGTTTTGTTGACAGTAAATTTTTCTGGCTTTGTATTTCTTGAGACAAATCCGTCACCGAACTCACAAAGATGTGAGGTATAGATGCTGCGGTTAAAAGTTGTTGAGAAATGTATATTTCTTTTAAAGTTTTGCCAATATGATAATGTGGGGCTATATCAATGTATTTAAAATATTCTTTTTCTATGGGCATGGTGCCCTGTGGGGAGAGACTACACCATCCAGCATCACCCTCTAACAGTAGCTCATGTCTTATGGTAAAAGTCCACATGACCAACACCATGTCATTGGGTGTTAACATTGGTAGTGATTCTATTATTCTTCTAGAAATTGCATTGTTGGCATAACTCCCCATGGCATGACAATGGTATTCTGCGGATAATCTATCGGCCACTATTGCCCCGTATGAAAGATTACTCGGAGTATGATACGACTTGGTAGAGCAATCACTTAAATCATGCCCGTAGGTAAAACTATCTCCAAACGCAAAAACTCTTTTATATGTCATGTCATTTAAACTCTATTTTTCATAACCAAGTATCTGTGCTAATTCAGGTGCTATCTTTCGCAGATCCTGCTTTCTACGCTGATCTAACTGCCGGATTTGTCGCTGCGTGTCTGAACCGTCAGTTGATTCGCCACGAATCATAAAGTCAATGATGCGGGTAAATTCTGCTCGAAATTGTTCTGGTGTATCACAGGTTGCCAAATAATCAGCGATATGTTGTTTGGCGTCAGCAGGTAATCTTGAGATTGAAAAATACCAAGCATCATGCATCATGTTCCAATACACAAAATCAAAATCCTGAAGTGCTATCCACAATGCTACCTCGTCGAGATATCTCACATTAAACACATTCACAGTGGTACAGCATTGTAACTGTAAGTTAGGCATACTGTCACGCATAATCCTGAACTTGCTGATATTCTCTTTCACTGTGCCCCAAGAGGCGTTTGAGCGTTGATATTCAAATCGAGGACCGATGTCGTCCACACTAAACGCTACCTCCACAGTCTTAAAGTGTTTCCATATGTCTGGACCGCGATCAGGGAACAATGTACCGTTGGTATTGTAGTGAATTTCAACTTGGCCGGCAATACCACGATCCACTATGCCTTGCAACATGTCAAAATGTTGATCGATCATGAATGGTTCTCCGCCCGTGAACTCGATATAGCGTATGTCCTCAAGCACTGAATCAATCTGCTGCCAGAAATGTTTGTTCTCTTTGGGCCAGGCACCGGCTCGCAACATCTTGTAAGCGTGACTGGATTTTTGTTCGGCACGAGGTATGAAAGAGATTTCTTCCCCGGCAAACTGTGAACTGCTCCATGAGCCGCAGATCCTACATTTGAGATTGCAGATGTTTCCTAGTTTAAGATCCAAGAACATCAGAGGCTTGGCATCTGTGCTCCATGATTCATCCGTGAGTGTATGCTTAAGACGATCTAGAGTATGCATTCGTTTTGATGTTCTTCCGGCATCTTCTTCATTCCAACATTTTCTACATGTTTCCGGTCTTTGTTCCTCTAGAAATCCATTCCGTAAATCTCGCATGTGACTGCTGTTTTGTATAGTTAGAAAATCAGCAGTGCCTAATTCAAATTTGTTTCCGTCATTGTCTACTATCTCGTGATCTGCTAGACAACATGGTCTAACTGTACCAATAGGACTGGCCTCTAGGCTGATCCAAGGCAATACGCAAAACTGGTCATGAGGTATTTTCATTGCATTTTCCAAATCACATTCTTCTCAATCAGCTCAGGAACTAAAATTTCGGTTACCCAGTGTTCGTAGCCTTCCCTTGATGGATGAAACCCATCGTTCCATAATTTATTATGTGTTTTTGTAAAATTTCCTAAAAACTTGTCAGATTCTATAAATAGCCATTTGGTCATTGGTAAAACCAAATTCATTTTTTTTAATTCACTACCATAATTGATCCATTGATTCCTGTCCCCATCCTCATCATGCCATAAATTTTGATAGGCAGTATAATAATAGGTGTATCCATGCTGATTCAGATAATTAGTCAGCTCGGTCATTGCTAACCAACTAGATAGACTAAGGCTCTGATTACATTGGTATTTAGAATACTCTTTGAGGATTTTAGTGAGATGTGTTTTAGGGGTGCTAGCCCACCAAGAACCGCCCAGTGCAAGTTCACACTCATTGGTATAATCATACGAGAACGGATACTGATCACTGAATTTACTCTGATCTTTAGCGGTAATCCAATCAATTTTCTCAACACCAGTCCACATGATTAAAATCAACAGATCGTCGGGATTGGGTTTGTTTTGTTCAAGCCATAGTATGATACTATTTTTGATATGAGTATTTCCGGCACCGGGTATGGCAAGATTTGTAATACTCATCCCGGCCCACACAGCAAAAGAGTTAGCCCAGGTGCATGGAGTCTCATGATTGTTATGAGTAAAGCTACATCCCGACACCAACAGATTTTTATAGTTTGATTCTAGTATTTGTGTCATTTCAATGCTTGTAATTCAGGTATCATGTCTGACCATGATTCAGATCGTATGCTATCAAGTTCGTGCGTTTTGCGCCAGAAAGTATCGATTAGCGGAGTATTGTCTGTGGCCATCATAAAATTTACAGCCGATTCAAATCCCATAATGGCACGTTGCAATGGATCTTTACCGCGCAACCATTCTAAATGTTCTTGATACTTTATCCGCAGACGTTGCTTGTACTTCATTGGTGCGATATCAATCCTCAGATGTGCAGGATCTTGCAGTATGTTCACATTGAGATCTTGAGGTTTTATAAATCCACGCTCGACCCAATCACGATGGAAATCCGGCAGATGCCAGGCATTCATTATACTGAGAGTGGGCGAGATATAGAAATCCACTTGCGGACATACTTGCAACATCTCAATCCTGTTTTGCTCAACTTGCTTCCATTCGGTTCCTTTGCGTATGTATTCACCATGTTTACCTGATCCATCAAGACTAGCACCCACAGCTACACTATCAAATAATTTCCAATACTCAAATACGCTCCGACCTTTTAAATCAGTGTGTGTGAAGTTTGTATTATAGATTAATCTCACATCAGTCCGACCTCGGCGCACAAGTTCGTCCAAGATACGATAATGTTCTTCCATGAGCAAAGGTTCGCCTCCGGCAAAATAAATCTGTTCTACATAATCAATGTGCGGTAACAATTGATCCCACATGTCCGTTTCTGTACGACCTGCGTAGTTTAATACCTGGTTACGATCTTTCCAATCTCCGCCGGCTAGTTTTGCCTGATCTTGATACCACTGGCTTGAGAAGATATGCCCGCAACTGCGACATTTGAGATTACAGAGATTTGAGAAACGTATATCCCAGTAGGTCATCTCAAATGGATTCTCATCTAGTTTTTTGATGTGATGACCATGATGCTTGTTAGCACTTTTACGTCCTGAAAAGAATCCTGATTGTTCTTGCTCATAGCAACGACCGCAGGCAGCGTTTGGAGTTTCACTCAACATGTCTGAACGTAGTTGTTGCATAGGACGATCTCGCCATATCTCTTCAAGTGTGTTGGATCTACAATTCCCTACTGGATATTTCATCTCAGCATGACAGCATGGATATGCCTCTCCAGTAGGGTAAGCGTGTAGATGTATCCACGGATAGATACAAAAGGTCTTGGAGTCCGTGAGCAAAAATTGTTCGCGTTCCGACAGTTCAGTAGGTTGAACTAGATCACTGCTGTTGTATTTGTATTGATTCATACCAGGGTTTCAGTGCAGGAAATGCCAGATCAAAGCATTTGCCTCGACGCTGATCATATTGTGTGTAGAACTGCTTGAAGTCGTTCAACAACCGGAGCCGGTCAAATGCTTCTGAATGCGGAGTCTTGACTATGTCCAAGTAATCAATCAAGCGTTGAACATGATTAAGTTCATGCTCATGCAAGAATTCACTGTCCCACCAAGCGTCCAGCCACACTTCTAACCGCTGGCGAAATACTGTGCGTAGTTCGTCGGGCAACACCAAAGGTGATTGGAAGCTAGGGAATCGCAAGATGTTCAAGGTAAAACTCACAGCATCACGGCCGTATTCTCGTTTCCAGTTCATTATGCATTCCAAGAACTGATCCAGTGAATACAGGCACAATGCATTGATGGTGTTCATGATGTGTATGCCACGGAACTTTCTTGAGTCTAACAAGCGTTCCACATTGTTGGCCCAGTCATCCCACACCAAACCATCACGTATATATTCGGCTTGCAGTCCTATACTTTCGTTGGATGTGTACAAGTCCACTTCTAACCCATCAATGCTGGCAAGCAATCGATCCAGATCTACTGCTGTGCCTAGGTTTGAATTGATGGCCAATCTTGTTTGGCTGCGTCCTGGGTTGTTTCGAAACCAATCAATCAGTTTCCAGGTCTCTCCAGACATTAGAGGTTCGCCACCGGTGATCCTTAGTTCTTGGAGGGTGCGATGTAGGTCTGACTCCCACCATGCAAAGAATGCCTCCACATACGGATTAGTTTCACCGAATTTATAAAGTTGGCTAGCGTCGTGAGTGTGAGTAAAGTGGTTCCTACCATCACTAACAAGTCCGTTGTAAGGTCCATTCTTTCGTATATCTCGAACCCAAGTGCTACTAAAAGCAGGGTTGCAATAACTACAAGCAAATTGACAAGTGCGATCAAATGCAATTTCAAGGGTTCGTAGATTAACATCAGCGTCTGCCGGAGTTCCAAATGCTTCATTCAATGCCTCTATAGGATAAATCTTACTCTTGTATACTCTGTCGCTCACAGCATCAACACCCATGTCTTCGATCTTCCAGCAATACTCACAGCCACTAGGTCGTTCGCCTGCAATCATCTTGCGACGATCTTCTTTCTTCTGATCAGTATTGTGCAGCAGCCTAGGGTTGGCCCGGACTTTATCAATGTCCACCAAATGGGCCGGAGGGTGATGGCAACTTGTGGTCATGCCACTACCCAACCAGATGGTAGCGTTGTACCATTTTGCTGCACAAAAACTTGCACTCTTGGTGTCCAGCACCTGTTGCTTGAATTCTAGATCGGTCATTGATGTTGTTGTAGGAATCGCCAAAAGCGGTCAGGAAACTCCTGCCGGATCCTAGGACCCAACGCCGCCATATGCTGTTGATTATACTTACTTATTGCCTGGGCCGCGACCAGAAAATCATCTAAATCACTGGCACACAGATCTTGGACCACATGGGCTATCCGGTCCAATCGGTCTTGATTGTTGTCTATGAGATCAAACGATTCGTCAATGAGATTGTGATAGGTCTGGAATCCTGTGTTGCGTAGATCTCTATAGAATCCGCGATTGGCCACTGCCACAAACGGATGTCCCATGGCCATGGGTTTGTAGATCTTTTCGCTGCGTAGACTATACGGGTAATCAAACACAGTTTCTGTGACTAAACTGAAATAGGTATCAATGTAAGGTTCGGCACGGATGTATACATCACCCCATTGGTTGTTGAACAGTTCATGCTTGACAAACGACTGCTCAAATTGATTCTGGATGTTTGAGTGATATCTTTCTACTTCATATTGTTCTGGCAACAAGTGTATGACGGATTCACGAGAGAATAGATCGGTATTGTATGTGTGATGATACACCGGTGTGGTGTCAAGATTGGTCCAAAGTGCATGTTCTAACAAATTGGCATCACGCATCTTTTCTATCATGTATTTTCTATGAGGGCGTGTGCGACCATTCAAGAACAAAAATTTGTAGGGTTTGTTTATCTTGCTGTATATTTCATCTGCCCGACTGGATTGTTCAATATTTTGTTCATATCCGATCACGCGATTGATATAACAATCATACATCAAGCAATTGAGATCAGGTTCCATTTCACCACACCCTACTAACAACATCTTCTTTTGTGTAACTAGATCTAGTAATCCCAGTCGTTGGCATTGAAGTTTTAAGACTATGGATCCTTCACTGGGATTGGCCAACACCGGTAGAAAGAATCCAGACGATGCTAGTTCTTTTATTTTTTCGTAGTGACGGTTTACTGTTTGCCGAGCAAATATCGTGATCGAGTTTGCCTGCGGTTGGTCAAACTCCCAAAATGAATTATCTACTAGATGTTTTATTTCTGAGTAGATTTCACAAGATGTATCGCAGATGATTCTTCGTTTATCTAGCATGTAGACTACACTGTCGCCACCAGGTGATCATCTCTGGGAATGTTGCCTCAAAATCTGTGCCTCGGCGACGATCGTGCTCCGAGAAAAATCTATAAAAATCAGCCAAGTCTCGTGTACTTACATTTATCGTTGATCGCATCCAGGCTATATCACGCTCGAGTCGCTGAACTTCGTAGTCCTTGAATCCATGGAATGGGTCTGATTTAGTTTCAAGATTCTTCACCATAAAGTCTCGTGCTTGTTCTAGTTTCACAGCATAGCTTTCTCCCAAGGTCTGTAGACTTTGCCAGGCAGGCTGACGCAGTACAGGAGTATCAAACCACACACGCTGATATGTTTTGCTGTGTTTTGTACGCAGATCCAATATCCATTTCATCAATGGTAGGAACCCTGTGACTGAGAGATTGTTCATTGTCACAATGAATGTGAGACTGTTGCGATATGGAATGTCCGCAAGATATGTTTCCACATTATTCTGTAAGCGGTTAAAGTCCAATCCATGTCGTATGTACTCTGCTTGCGGCCCTATGCCTGAGTCAACACTCACATATTGCATGAAGTGTTCAATATCAGTGTCGCACAAGCGTTTCACATAATCAAAGTATTTGCTGGATAGTTCAGACTCCACACTGAAGTTTGATGTGACTGCTAGGTGCAAGTCACTCTTGGGATGATCTAACACATAGTCGAACACTCGATAGGTGTTCCGATCCATCAGTGGCTCGCCACCGGTCATACGAAAGTGTTTGAGCTCAGGATATAGTGTGGGCCACCACGCCCAGAATGCTTCTACATAAGGATTGTGTTCGCGGGCAGGTATAGGGCGACGGCTCCCAGTGAAATGCTCAGGAGCATTATGAGGCACCAGGGTAGGATATGCACCAAGTCTAGACACTTCGTCTGCCCATGAACTACTAAACTGAGGGCTGCAATAGCTGCACCGCAGATTGCAAGCATGATTGAAATTGACTTCAACATAACTAGGAACAACATCTTCATCTCCTGTTGAATTTTTAATCTGTTCAAAATCTACAGCAGCCCAGGGCTCGCCTGATCTATAGTGCCGATCACTCAGCCGACCTAGATCTTCCATGTTCCAACAGTAACTGCATTCAGCGGGTCGCTGTTGCTGTAGCATTATCGTTCGCTGTGCTTTTTTATGCTGGGTGTTATGTAGGGCAGCTGGATTGATAGCTATTTCAGCAGAATCTATTGAGTGCAATGGCGGATGATAGCAGGAGTTATTTAATCCAGTGGTAAGATGCAAGCTGACCTGTTTCCATTTGGCCAAGCACAATGCCGGTCCAAGAGTATCTTTCATCTGCTCGGCTCTGGACAAAAAATCGCTTTTGCTCATGATATTTTTGATATGGTGTTACTATAGCTCTGAGTTATCAGAAGATTGTGATTGTGGTCAAGAATGGGCTGCATACGCCGGTACATATCTGCCAATTCCTCCTTAGGCCGAGATACTATGTTCTGTATGACCTGATAAATTCTTAATAGTCTATCTCTAGTTTCAAATCCATCATAATCCTCGTCCCAAAAATCGTGAAATGTCCGGAATCCCATCTGTCTCAAATATGCCATGTAATCTCTAGACGCAAATACTATAAAAGGTTTTTTTAACAAGATAGGTCGGGTAGTTTTTTCAGTAGGAAAAAAGGTTGTTCCCAATACATGTGTTTCTACTACTACATCTATCAATATATTTTTGTATAATGCAGTCAATGGATCAGTATAATCATATCCTTTGAATTTTGTATGATGATCTCTACTGGACTGTAGGATAGGAAGAGATTGTAATAGGTTTGCTGCGGGCACTACACTGTTTATGTCATAAGAAAGTAGTTTGTCAAATTCAAATTGCGTAATCGAATTATCATTTGTATCAAACGAGAAATGAATAACGCTTTGTTTGGAATATTTCTCATTGAGATGCCCGGCCAGTGCCAATCGTCCAGCGGTGGGCCTGTGATACATACACAAAAAAAGTTTTTCCTGTGTCCATTCATGTAACACCGCATCTATGTCAGCAGTTCTTTGAAACCAAAATGTAGTATTTGCAAATCTGATTTCATATTGATTATGTTTTTCTAGTGGATTCCAAGTGTGAATAATCACTTGTTCAAATTTAAAAAGATCCAGTAGTCTATATACTCCAATGTTCTCTAAATCAATGGCTTCGGACACTATGCGAAGTTCGACAATTTTATGTTGATTAGCAACAAGATATTCAATGAACTCAACTTGATTCCAAAATTTGTCATTGACACCACTTATTATAAACATCACCAACCTTCTTGAGTCCTAATGACATCTACTTCTCGAACCATGACACCGTGGTTACGCCAGTTGCTACGATAATGATGTTTAAAAAATACACTGGCTTCCACTGTGAGCATGTGCATGGGCAGATCTAATTGTGAGTGCAATTCGTTGGCAATGTTGTTGCTCACATGCTCCGGCTGCTGGTCCTTGACTGTTTGCCAAATTTCTGCCAGAGCATCAAAGTTTTGTACCTGCAGGTAATCCCAGTTGGTAAGCATGGTCATGTAAGTGCCTTGCCGTGCGCCTGCCATAGCCCAGTATCCATACTCCGCATCTGCACCTACATTGTGCCAGATGGTGAGATGGTCGAGATTGTGTTGATGCACACGGGTCTGGAATTCAGTCACTGTGGGTCTGCGGCCACGATCCAGGCACATTTTCACACCTTCTCTGAATCCTGCACGCCACGCATGAAATGCCGATCCATTGGGATACGTGGTCGAATAGCAATCGTGCATGGCCCAATACAACGGATCAAAGCAAAACTCCACCTGGGTTTCTGTACGTCCATCTGTGTTCTCATGTGTGTGCATGTTCTGCACATAGGTCCTGGTCCAGGAACTCAATCCACCGTTGCCGTACATGAGCCCATTCACATGATTTCTAGCACGCCACCGGAATACTGCTTGCTCGTGTTGTTCTGTAGGGAATATTAGTGTTTGATTGAAAAATTCAGGGTCGGGAAGATTGTCACCATCTATCAGGATAAAACGCTCAGTGGTACTGGCGTCGGCTGCGGCCTTGTGTGCCGCGTCTGATCCTCGAACTCCATCTACTCTAGTGGCCCAGGGAATCATGTTACGTATCTTGACCCAGAACTCTTCTTTAGCTGGTTCGTCATAGCTGAGGTATACACAGTCGAGATCTGCTACATCAATTTGTTTCAACGACATTTTCTGTTTTCTTCCAATATTGTCCTGGTTGATTGACCACTATTACAGAGACATCAGCGGGATGACAAAGTGTACCCGATGTGGCAGGAACAATTTTGGTCATCCTGGCGGTTCTTTGCCTGATCAGTTTCTCATCAATCACCTTTACAGACCAATCCTGTAAAGCAAACTGATCAGGTGTAACATCAATATACTTACCGGGTAAATCTTCATGACTATAAAACCGTGGCAATCCAGCGTCATCATAATACAACCTGTAATGCACAGGTTTTGGATCTGTCCATTGGTAACTGTTCCAAAACTCCAAAAATTCTTGTTCAGTCATGCCGCCAATCCTTTACATGGTAATGTACTGCGCCCCACTGTGCCACCGTGTTGATTCTTAAAGGATTGGTTTCCCATGTGAGTTCTTGTGTCCAGTCTTCAGAATGTGTGGGGATCATGTGGCGTTTCATATGCACAATGCGAGGATATGCGGCAAATGGCATGATCACAAGTTCTGGTCCAATGATCTGTGCTGCCATGGCATACACCAGATCTGTGGATGGCGTTTCATCCGGAAACTTCAACAAGGTTCGGTATTCCTCCCAGTGTTCAAATATCCTGCGTACCAGACCAAAAAACTGTTGTGCCGTTGGACTCAATCTCCAGTATGTTATGGCATTGTACACATCAGGCAAGTTGTTTGTGTCAAATACTTTTCTATAGAATCTGCTGGTAGCCGGTTGATCATAAAAGTTCCTTGCACCAGTAGATATCACCACATCTCTGTGTTCCAGCATGGTCCACCAATGATCTATTTCGCTGGCGATGATCATGTCTGCTTCTAGTTTAATGGTCTGTCTAAATGGGCTGGCTCCAAACACTTGCCAATCATTGGCATACGGATTATCACTGAGTAGATGTGTGAAATTCACATGGTAGTCAAATGTATCAGATTTGTCTGTTGAATCAGTTAATAAAGCAATCTTGGCATCAGGATGAAATCGTCGGATTGATTGAGCCAGTTGAATTGCACAGGCAACATAGTCAATGGTACCAACGTTCTGTGCCACCACTAGATAGCCACGTTCACACTGTATTGGCAACGATGTCTCCTAGATGTTTTTTGCCCATGGCGTGAAAGTCCATGCTGTGCCAGTCCATCTTTTTCGGCTTGCTTTGATCCAGATACTTGATCTCAAAGTGATCCTTATCAATCTGTGTGACTTCATGTTGGGGTAGTACACTCACTAGACTCCAAGGAATGTCATCTACTTTTAATGTGTGTCCGCTTACTATGCCCAAGGCGATGCTGAGTGCATAGTCATTGCGATAGTGACTTCCGGTGATATGATATAGATCTCGATAGTGTTTCCAGTTGTTTCTCACCATGGTCATACAATCAAAGATATACTGTGCTGTGTTGCCCTGCTGGAACATGATCACTGTGGCCCACCACATGGGAAATTTATGATTCCCAAAACGATTCAATCCGTCAAAATCTTCCTGTGAAGTTATGTCCCAGGCCAAGCGATGACACATGAATTCTTGTGGCACATTCAGCAGATATTTTAATTCATTGCTACAAACAACATAGTCAGCATCAAGCAACAGGGTCCGGTTCCACGGAGTCAAACTGTATGCATCAGTTCGCCCAGCATTGTACCAGGTCACAGTTTCTTTATAGTCATCAAAATACCTTGTACCGCCTGCAACTGGATCTGCTGCGATCACATGATCAAACTTGGCAAGTCGTGATGGATCTGTGCAATCTGTGATCACTGCTACTGGTATATCAAGATGTCTACGGATACGGTCAGCACTCCAAGCAGCCATAGCCACATAATCAGTATGTTCGTTGTTGAACGCAAATATCAATGCGCCAGTGGTCATCGTTTTTTGTTCATTTGTTCATGCTCTATCAACCAAGCCGTCATCTGTTCTTGCCAGCGCATCATGGCCATTCCTCGCAGTTGCTCTGGATTGACCTGCACTGGGGTTTCATACAAATCCAAGATCACAGCATCACCGGGTGGTACTGTGGCCAACAATACCAAGAGTTCAGGGCCGGCACGCCACAAACCTCCGGCATGGGCAAACAGCATCCGGGCCTCATATTTTTCTTTAAGCACACGGCGTGCAGCCACATGATCAAACCGTGCTCGTGCATGAGCGATTAAATTGTCAGTGTTCATTTGAGTATTATAAACGAAAAAAGGGCAAAAGTCTACCTTTTGCCCCGGTGGAGATTAGCCTATTACGCCACTGAAGCGGCGATTGAGGGTGTGCCCCAACTGGCACTTAACCCTTGTGCAGTGGATGGTGGAAGATAGGTAACCAATGTGGTTGGCGCAGTGCCCGAGATTGTGGTGCTTGGACTGGCAGTTGCTGTTCCGCCCGAGATATCGGCTGAAGTTCCTGCACCTGAACTACCATCGCTGACCCAGGTTGTTACCAATGTGAGCACTGTGCTAGATGTTGCTGTGGCAGTTGTACGGATGAATTCTCCAGAATATGGAGCAGTAGAATTGTTCAACTGGAACACAGTTGCAGGCGAACCTGTGAGTTGATACCACCCAGTGGTCGTGGCCAATGTGGTTTGTGTTCCGCCTGTGCCACCAATACGAGTGGTTCCGGTATAACTCACACCTGCGATAGTCTGTGCTGCACTAGCCACACGCCCACTTATATAAATTGAGCCGCACCAGCCTGCAAGAGTATTCCAATCTGGATCATTGTCGGTTCCTGTGCTTGATTTACCATATTGTAATCTTACTAGGCCGCCGGCATTCCAGAAATATCTAGCTTGATCAGCACTGGGGAATGTAACTGTATGAGTGAATGTGATGGTCCAGGCTGCCTGACCTGATCCGGTAGCAGTTGTTTTGCTTGTGGTGCCCGAGAAGGTTCCAAATTGTGTACCCGAACTTGTGGCATTACCACGATTGGCAGTACAACTGGTGATATCGGCACTTACATTGGCCAAGATAGCAACGACATTTCCTGTGACTGGTGCAGTTCTTGCTGTTATGGTTGTGGTACTTTGAGCACCTGTTACAGAAAGATTGTTGACCAGGGTAGCCCAGTTGGTGGCGGTAACAGTACCGCCTGCGCTCACGGCAGCAATTGATGTCTGCCCCCACCCAGAGTCTCCTGTACCTGTGCTCCAGATTGCGTTGAGATTAGTCTGGAAAGTGTTGTAATCCGCTGCCTGGATCAATCCGCCTGATGAATAAGTCATATCTGCGTCCTATTATTTGATTGTGACTATGGCTTCCACGGTGCCCACATCCGCAGTAGTCTTGCCGGTTAATGCACGACCAATCACGTTGAACGAAGTTGCTTCGCCGGGTTGCGCTGCTCGTGCCATGCCTGCACCTGCGGAAATCAATCGATCACCTTTGTTCACGATACCTGTTACTTTCACAGGAACACGACCTGTCATGGCCACTGGAGGATGTGTGTCATCATCGCCTGCGCCGCCATTCATTGTGAATGCAGGGCGTGTGGAGATAACACCAAATACAGAATCGCTGGCATCATGCTGTACTCGGGTGATCTCTGCTGATCCACCCAGTTCAACCACTGTGCCTGGTTCGTAGATCTCGTCAGATGCAAAACGTTCTGCCACGTCAGCATAAAGTGCTGTGGTACTTTGTGCAAATACTTTGTTAAAATAACTGGAACTGGATCCGATGTTGCCCACAGCATTACCTGCTCCGTTCACGATAGCAGTGGCGCCCGCGGCTGTGTTAACAGTAGTGGTTCCGGCGATGGTGGTCATCGCGTTGGCACCAAACATGGTGATCATGGTGGTTGTGACACCGCCATCATTGATCTGAAGCACTATATTACCATCTTGTGTTTGATTGCGAAGGAACACATCACTACCAGTCACACTTGCACGGAAATCCTGATCAGCGCCCACACTCAATCCTGAATCATTCAAGATGCCCAGGGTACCTGTCATGGTCTGGTTAGTGGTGGTTTGCAAGAACCCTGATGCGGATATATTACCTATGGTATTGGCGTTGTTTGCTGTGCCCTGAAAGTATTGACCCACACTAGAAATTGTGGTGGCCAGTGTGATACCCGGACGCACGTTTGATGCAAATCCCGGGATCGCAACCTGCGGATTAAATGATGCATCTTTGCTGATGATGCCCACAATGTCGTCTTCAACATACAGTTCCACAACCACATGACTCACACTGTCGGTGTCTGTGATGGTGGCAGGAATAGCACCGGTCACACCGGTGCCCGCGGTATATGCAGGTCCAACCAGGATAAATGCTGTGCCACTGTAAACATTAAGCTGAGCATTGGTGCTGTCATACCATAGATCACCTGCTACATTTGAACTTGGAGCAGTGCTCGAAGCAGTGGCTCCGGAAATCACCTTGAATACAGTACCATTGTAAACTTTCATGGTGTCGGTGGTCTGATCCCACCACAGTTGACCTTCAAGTGGCGCACCAGGTGCTGTGGTGTTGGAACCATTTTCCAACAAACGAATGATGTCGTCATTGATAAACTGACCATAACCAGCATAGTTTTTGCCCACCAGGGTCATGCTGGAATCAGTGTTGATGGTTCCATCGGGAATTACTGCGAAAATCGCGCCATCTGTGAGAGTGATTGTATATGACATGTTTGCTTGCTCCGAATCTTATAGGTATTTATTACCTGTTAATCTACACATATTTATGCTGTGCTCAGGTTAGTTAAAGTCTGTATCCGCACAGTGTAATCAATCTGGATCTGACGATTCAGACTCTTTTGCACCGGGTGAAAGATCACATGGGTCAACAGCCGTAGTTGGGTAAGGTCTTCACCGGTGACTGCTTTGAGCCCCAGTTCATCAAACACATATTCGCCGTTGAAATTGGTACTGTTGTCAAATGCCTGTTGACCCGGAACTGCTCCGTAATCCAACAAACAGCTCACCAGGATATCTGTATAAACTTGCCCGCTAGTGTGCAGAACCTGCATGTAATTGTTGGTCACGTCAGTGTCGGCTGCGGAATTGTCATCCACAACCCTAGCAAAAGTTTCATTGTAAAGATCCGCATTGGCACCGGTGGTGTTGGGTGGCAAATAGGTGATCACACCAGTTGGATCCACCGAACTACCACCATTTCCAAACGCCATGAGATAGATCCAACCGCCACCTTGTGCAAGTGTACGATGGCTGAGAGTTTCAGCAAGACTGATACTCATGTTTTCATAGTGGATAGCGTTCTTTTTGTCCACAAAAACTTCTCCACTCACAGGATCAAAAATTTTTACAAATCCTTGTACTTGCACAGGTATCATCATGCCGGTATCTCCACGAATACTTGTTTGGTTTCAGGATCCGAAATCTTCAAAAATCCCGAAACTGCAATAGCACCGCGTTCGTTTGGACGAGTTGCGGGCTGTGGTTTTGGCGGCTGTGGTTGAGGCTTGTGATTTTGCTGCATGTTTTATTTACCTTAGTTTTGTCCCCGGAAAAACCTTGCAGCGTCAGTTTGGGTCACTTGCAAGGCAACACCGTTATCTTCAGACACTCCAGGGCCGTACCATCCCAATCCCTGACGTACACGAATTGAAACTTCATATCCTGCTGTGGGTGCAGTATCAAATGTTATGGTAGCAGGTGCTACGGAATCCACTGTGTATCCTGTATTTGCCCGCAATCCAGCAACGTAAACCAATATAGCCTGTTCGGCAAAACTCAACGTCAACTGGCTAAGATCGATATTAGCGGCTGTAAATGTTGTGGTGCTGCCATCGGCTAATGTATTGGTATACACTATGCGATCTTGGTATTCGGATGGCGCTAAATTGCCTTGACCAAGATTGTACACAATACTATTCACCGCATGCTGTGCCACTGCTGTGCCTGCTGTGCCACGCATCAAACTGCTGACAGTATTGGTTTCTAGGTCAAGCTCACGATACATGATACGCTCGCCATTGATGGTGATGATACCCCAAACATTGATATCTAGATTGGGATCAGTCAATGCGCTGGCATCTTCAACATAGATGATGTCTTGATTCTTCAACAATGGTTGTGTCAAAACAGTGGTGGTTGCCGGTGTCATGCGATATGTGGCTTGGATTCCGCGCATGTCTTGGAATATGCGGAATGCCATCTCTTCAGGCACAACTGAATCTGTAAACAACTGTGCCACAACCACCTCGTTTGTGCCAATCACCGGTCCATGTATCACGAGCTCTTGGCCAATGACCAAGTAATCATCACCATAGAAGATACGGGTACCGTTTCTTGTGACCCACATCCTGGTGGGATCAAGTATGGCTCGGCCCAGTTGGAAATCGTTCACGATCACTTGCACGCCTTCGGTGTAGTCAAAACTGCCCGGATCATTGGTCACTGTGCCCACGTCAAAATCTGTGCTGTCAAACGGTTCGTTAACTACCACACCGTCTACCACAGGACCTTGCCACAACAAGGTCACTATACTTTGTTGTGCTGTGTCGTTCCAGGATGTCACACTCACGATGTCACCAAATATGGGGCGGAATCCACCACTGGTACGGAATATCAGATCATAATTATCTATACTGCTGCTATCATCAAAGATCACATAGTCTGCCTTGGTAGTGACGCTGATCAACACTTCGGATCCTGTGCTTGGGGCAGTAAAGATATCTACATACCTTGTGTCACTACCGGTAAATGGCTCAACAATATAATCGCTGCCCAGGGTAAGTCGCTCGTTGTTTACCCACACATACACATCATTGTCCGACACCAGTCCAAGACTATATCCACCACGATTGGGTAACTCATATCCCGAGCTGCCATCAGCGATGTACAGTGCGCCTTCAGGAGGTCTTGCACGGATACCGTTTATTTCCACTATTAGATTGGCAATGTTGGTGCCCGACATGGAATTGTTCAACCTATACTCCAGCTGTCCAAAACTCACAAAGTTCTGTGTCTGCGGAGTGGACCAGGTGTACGGCAATGATCCATCGGTGCTGCCAAGAGCAGTGACATTGATCTCATCTGAAGAAGTGTATGTTGTGGCAAACGATATGTCAGTGGTATTGTTTGTGCCGGCTGTGTATGTGTATGTGTTGATCAACTCACCATTCACAAAAATCGCCATGTCAAAGATTTCAACATCTGCCACAGGAATATTCAAGAAGTTGCCAACATCTGCACCATTGAAACTGTTTTTGTACAGTTGATTACCACCACCAATGCCGTATACACCGAGTACCAATACATCTCCGTTGGCTGCAGGTGGTGCGCTGATGCTGGGCACAATGGAGACCACTTGATTCACCCAATCCACGGTATAGGCTATATCTTGTGTGAGACTTCGACGCTGTGTCTGATTGGTCACACGTATCTGCACAGGATTGGGAATGATACCTGCAAAACTCTGTGTGTAGTCAGCACTGCTGTCATATACCCATTTCACAATCTTCCAGGCAAATCCATGACCGTCTCCGGTCCAATCTGATCCTGGGCGTGTGTACACACGGAAGTCCATGGTGTCAAATTCTGAACCAGGTACCAGTTCTTCAGGTGCATGGCTTTCATAAGGTCCCACAAACTCGCCACCCACCACATTGATATCAGTTGGGCGCAGTCCTAGATAGATGTCCAGGAATCTACTTTCGTAGATGGTGTCAAGAATGCCCGGATCATATGTGGGTAAGCCATCAGGTCCATATGCGATGTTATCCCAAGGGTTTATATCCCAATTGCCCACATCCCATCCGGTGTTCTGATTGAATGTTGGAGCCGACACTTGTACTCCGGGATAACTCACCCCGTCGATCAAGAGACTTAAATCCAGACCAGGTTCGTTCACAGTGGGCACATACAGGCCCATGGTACGATCCACACCCGATAGAGTGGCAGCATTTACCAGCAACCAGTCTGCAGGGTCAAATGTGGCTGTTTCGACTCCGGTAGAATCCGAACTGTTAGCTTCCCACACTCGGTTGTCATAGCGTACTTGAGTTCCGTTGTCGTACGATACATTGGGTTCCCAATCCACAATGGTGGTCACATATTGATATCTGTCATACTTCATGGTCACATCAAAACTACGCACTAGATTGTATGCCGTGTCATCAACCAAGGCATTGGCCATTATGGCAACCAACTGGCCGCCTGTGCCGTTACCGCCGTCAAGTGTGATGATGGCAGTTGTGGTGTATCCTGATCCGGTGTCTACCACAGTGACTCCAGTGATAAGGCCGGCACTGTTGACCCGAACAGTGAGCACCGCAGGTGTGACGCAATCACCGGTGACCACGGCCACAGGAGGTACTGTGTATCCTGATCCTGCATCAGCAATGTTCACGCTGACCACGCCCAGGGCATAGTTGTCATACCAGAAACTCCAAGGCTGTTGTTGCCATATCAAACTGTTAGACGCTGCATCACTGGCATCTGTGGCAGTTCCGGTGCCAACTGCTGTGCTTGCAGTGTACGGCGTGAGTATGGGACTCACGAACTGATTGGGGATCACATCGGTGTCATAGTATGCAGGCACATCAAAGTCTGTGAGCGTGCCTTGGTAGTCATCTAGGCCGTTGTAGATGAGATTCAGTTCTCGAATCTGCACATGATAAGGTTTGACTTCTTTGATGTAATCTACCACAAAGTCTTGATTGTCCTGACGATAGGTCTGGAATGGCAACAGTTCACGGATTGTATGGTCCACATCGATCAACGAAGTCTTGCTCAACCAATCAGGTGCTTCAAACTCGCTCAACACAAAATTAAACATCAAGATCAATGCACGATTGCGTTCTATCAACAGCTCATCAACCAATAGTTCTTGATTGATGGCCTGGATTATTTTGCGGGTTTCGATCACAGGTTCCTGGTCAAAGTATTGTGCGTCAAACACTTCATTATCAAATCCAAATCTACCCAGTTTATAATTCCATAGCACCTCTGAAATTTCAATGGTGCCATCTTGTACTGCCACTCGATCATAAATGTTGGTAGCTGTACGAAGATAGATTTCCCATCTGTTCTGTGAATTGGCTGTGACTCGCACACTGGATCCTATTGGTGCTTGATAAACACTCAACTTGGCAAGGTCGCTGTATATGGCCACTGTGGCAACAATCTGTTTGCTCTGATTGTACCCAGGAAGATACCAGTCAATATGGTTCCAGTATCTGCGGGTGTCGAAGTTTTGTACTCGAACCAGATCCAAGGTGGCAAAAGTCTTTGTGGCAGTCACACTGTAGATGCTCCAAAGACCATTCTGAGATGAATCGCTCACTACCAAATATAGATATCCTACAGGCACCTGTGCCAAATCCTGGTAACTGAGTTCTTCAAGATCGGTCACGCGCTTGTTCCAGGCACCGGATCCCACAGGTGGTTCAGGTTCTCTGCTGAGCAGCAATGGAAAACTGCGTATCTCTGTGATAGGATACTGTGCCAGAACCGAATTCACTCTGGTAAAGTAATTTTTCAATGCCAGGAATCTATCCTCAAACATGCTCTGTCTTGGACGGAACTGCACGCCATAACGATTGGCTATGCTGAGCCCAGGATCAGGGACCCGGGCACCGGTTGTGTTTACGCCGCACAAACTGTCTTGGAACTTGAGATACAAGGTGTCGGGCAAGAATCCATCTGCACGATCCTGGGGAATCAGGCTGTACTGTACATGAACATTGGCATCTGTGAGTTCTCGATCAAACTCAATGCTGAGTATGGTATCCTGGGCAGATATGTCATTCACAGCATTGTAGATTCCAGTGGCACTGGCACTGAGAAAAGCCACATAAGGCACACCTGAACTACGGGGATCTTCGATGTATCTTGCCACAGCAGTGATGGGCAGAGTTTTTCCAGCTCTGGTGTCAGTGGTAGTGATACCTTGTACCCAGAAATAATAAGTGGTGGCAAAAATATTTTCAGCATTCAACCCGGTGGTCACATTGTAACTCACAATGTCTCGAGGAGTTCCTGGACCAATGTAGTCAGCCGGTGGTACCGTGCTGCTGACCCATTGATAGATGGCCACGACTGATCCAGGAAACACCTGGCCCCAACGACGTGCAGCATAGGTGATGTTGTCTTGGTTGGGATCGATAAATCGCACTGTGCTGGTATCCCACCAGACTTCACCAAGGTATCCTGCGGCCCAGATCCTGCCGAAATTATTCACTGCGCCCACATTGTAAGCAGCAGGATCCACGGCACCGATATAATTGATGTTTTCTGCTGCTGCACCCAGTATCTTGCCCTGTAACGGATCAAAGAAATCAAAGAAAGTGGTCTTGGCACCGGTGATTGCACTGTAACTGTATACTGAATTGATCAAGGCAGTGTCAACCACGGGCACTTGTTCATATATCACTGCCCAGGCTGGAGATTGATTGGCGTTGTTGAACAGTGCCACGCGGCCGTAATTCAATTCGCTCAAGGTGCTGTCGTCCACATCACTGCCCGGACTGCCTATCATCAACACACCGTTGGTGTAACTTATTGCTGTGCCAAACTTATCCAGTTCTCGCACTCGTTGATCATATATCTGTTGGCCAAATACAAATTTGCCTGGATCACTCACAGAGTCCGATGCACTGTTGAGATAATCGTATGTGTATACCACACCACTCTGATACAGTGGTCCATTAAACGTGGTGGCACGACTGTCAAAATATGTGGTTCCTTCATCAAAGGTGTTTGGACGATATAGGTTGCCGTTGGGCGCACCAACTGTGAGTGTCAGTGCCGAGGTATCGATGTTTACAACAGTTCCAAATCCAGCGTTGATCACAGGTGCTGGACTGGTGATGGTCTGGGTAAATGCAAAGGTGTTAAACACCAGACTCTGGAACACAGTTCCAATCAAGCCCGGCAGCACAGTGAGTCTGTTGCCTTCTTCCGCGGCCAGGATGTTTTTCACGCTGATGGTCAGCAATCCATAACTGCTGGTTCCTGCTGCGCCTGCTGTGGCAATCACATTAGAAACACCCGAGGCATTGATGTCTTGTGCCAGCACAGCCGGCCAACTACTGGTCTGCCAGTATGTGGTGTTGGTAAGTGCAGTGCCTGCTGGCACAGATCTGATTGCAATGTATAGACTCAATCCATAATCAACAATGGTATTTGCTGTGTATGCAGATGTACTACTCCAGGCCAGTGGTTGAGACAATGCGACCTCTTGGTCGTTGATTCTAATTGTGTCACCGGGAATCAACCGAGGGTTAGCATTGGTACTGGTTGTGGTGCCGTATACTCTGCTTTGGTTCACATTGCGTTGTGCCGATCCGGCATTTTCCAACACCGAACTGTCTTGCGGTGCACCGGTGTAGAGGCTGCAACTGTATCTGCAGATGTCCACCGATGTACCAAAGTTTGCAGCTACCTTGGCAGTATTGGCACCAATGATCTGTAACAGATTGAAGGTGTTGGCTTGTATCTGTAATACGTCACCCACAGCAAGCGTGGCGGTGACTGTGACTGTGGCATCGGTCACAGAAAAGGTTCCGGTTATGTTACCTTCTGTGTTGGTCAGGAATGTGTTGTTCAAGATCACTGCGGTGGGTGCTACCAAGAGATTGCTATCCACAGTGTAAGAGGTCTGGGCAGTATCAGTTATCACAAAGTTCTGCACTGAACGATCGTACACATACACAGCACCAGCATCTGCGGTACTGCTGTAGTAATCATTAGGCGCGCCAATCATGATCTGGCGACCATCCACAGTACAAGCTACACTTTCACCAAATCTAGCCGAGTCAGACAATCTTGCGGTGACGGTGGTTGATGCCACACTCTGACTCTGGCTCACTTGATAGGTACCAGTTCCACCGGTGCCTGTGAGCAATGCCGTGATTCTAAGACCCTGTGCTATCCCGGTTCCGCTCAGTATCATGCTCACTGTGAGCGGAGGTGCACCGATCGGCACTGAACTCACAGTCATTGTAGTGCCGGTGATTGATGCAGTACAGGTTATGGTAAATTCCAAAGTGTCAACCAAAGTGTAATAACTGTTTGTGGCCACAGCAATAGAATCATTCAGCGCAGGAGCTGTTTCAAATATCAAATCTCTGCCAAAGGCACTGTCATCGGCATTGAATGTGTAGTCAATATTTGGTCTTTGCAGAACTCCGTTCAACGACACCCGGAAGCTGTAGATATTCACTGCACTGTACAGATATTCATTTAGTGAGAATGTTCTGGTTGCTCCGTCACCAACATAAGATGCATTGGTTCTGCGGATGATTTGCAATACTAGATCTTTCACTGGTGTTGAAGTAAACACCACGCTGGTACTGGTCTGTGTGTAATCAACACCATAGGTCATCAGTTGATTGTTTAAAATCACAGTGATCTGCTGATCCTCTTGATCATCAATCACGATGTAATCACTGTAATTGAAAACAAAAGTTGATCCATTTGTGGTATAATTCACCGATTGAGATTCAACTTGTACCTGTCCGTATGCAAATACCTTGTTGATACCTGGTGCGCCAATGTACATCCATCTTTCGTCTCGACTGATAGCCACACTGTATCCAAACTCAGCTGGATACACTAAATCTCTAGGATCGGGGGTGGTGAGCAGGGCCGAGACAGCAAAACTCACTGTGCCCGGTGTGCGATATACCACACTTGCATAGCCTCGGTTGTTGTAGCTGGCAGGAGCACCCACCACTTGCCAGGTTTGATTGCCAATGCTGATAGACTGACCAAATCTCAATGTGTCGGCTGCGTTGGGTTCAACAACAGAATTTTCTTCAAATGGAGCAAGCGATGTGCGGATAAAAGTGTACACAGCACCAACGTCAGAATTCAATGCCGGACTGCCAACAATAGCATACAAATTGTCTTTGCTTTGCGCTACACTTTGACCAAATTGACTGTTGGATATTGGAGTTGCAGCCTTGATCTCTGCTGAAGAAGTAAACACGTTTTGTTTTTCCAACACTTGCCACAGGCCCGCACCGTTGTTGTCCACCCAAACTTTGTTTCCTGGAATAAGACTGTTGGCGTAAGGTAAAGTGATCACGTCACTGGCCTGACTCACCCGTTGTGTCTGTAGTATAAATCCAATGCCCTCACCTGTGGCAGTGATCTGGCTGGTGTTGAGGAAACTGAATAGCACCACCAATTGATTTGGATTTGGTACGTTTAATACTTCATACACTCCATCCACTTCATCTGAGAAGAATCGCACAATGAATAAAGTTCCTGCTGTGATCCCATGTGACTGAGTGAAAGTAAACACACTGGTGCCATCAAGATTGGTAGTTACCGAGTCCAGATATCCTGGTAATTGACCGGTCCTGAAAATGCCCCAGTCATAGTTGTTGATCTTGGCCACCCAGATCACTGTGCCCAGTCCAATAGAATCGATGTTTGCATCCAATGAGGCAGTGTTAGTGATATCAAAAACTGTGATATCAACGTCATCAAAGTTCACATATCCTGCGCTGGGCAAAGCTGTGTCAGTCACAGGAATTGTAGTGGTAGTCAAGATGTCAGGACTGGGCAACTTGAAACTGCTTTTCCATAATTTGCTCAACAACACTGTTTGATCGGCCAGGCTGGATTCAGTTGGCAACACAACCTGTATGGTGCTGGGATTGGCAGTGAGCAATGCTTCGTTGAGCTGTAGCTCATAAAAACTGCGATTTGCATTGGCTCCGTATGTGCCTCTCAGTACGGCCCAATTTTCGTAGATATCGTACTGTGCCGGGCCACGTCCCAGGTCGGCGAACGAGAATATCTCGGCTGCTCTCAGCGTGCCCTTGGTACCCAAGAATTGTTGATACAGTTGCACCTGGCTGGTGGAATCAAGATTCAAGTTTACCATGTATTGTCTTGGTTTCCATCCAATCAATGCATATGCAAATAAATCTTGATTGAGTTCAAGGTTGGCAGTGTATGTGTTGTAGGTGTTGGCCAGCTGATCACTCTTGTTGGCCAGATTGGGCAATAGGCCCTGTTGGATCAATGTGTAGTCCGATACTGTCCATTGATTGATATCAAATTTGGATGATGGTTGCACAATGTCCACAGCACTGTAGTAGGTATTTTTCCATTCTACAATCTCGCCGCGAGAATATTTTTTGAGCGGATCCCACGGCATGATGTTGTCTTGGTTCAGTATAAATCCCTGTGCATTCAACTGGCCATTCCAATCAGTGGTGGTCCATCCTACCAGTCTCACACGACTCTGTCTTGCACCTGTGACAGGATCATATATCAAGTCTGCAAAAATACTGGTGTTGTCCAACACGATCATGTTTTCGTAATTGGTAAACTTTATGTTGAGAAAATTGATAGTGTCATTGGTCAAGCTGGTCACAGTGAAAGTGTTGTCCAATCTTTCAATCACAAGATCTCTGGCGTTGAATGGTGTTCGATTTGCATTGAGAACCATGTTTTCCACTGTTTGAACAGCGATGCTATCCACTATGGCGCCTGCACGTTCCACAATCAATTTGGTAGCGCCAGGATTGAGATTGATGATGGACCCGGTGTTCCACCCCTGATTGCTCCAATACAAGAATTCACTGGCCATCTGACCCCAGTTTAGCACATATCCATTTTCTATAGTGTCAAACACCAGCCCTTGCTGCTGCAACAATGCGCCGTAACTCAACAAGAAATCCACCATCAAGGTTCGATTGGTAAACACATAGCCATAAGGTATTTGTACCACATCGTTTGAGTAATTCACAGGAACTCGTACCGAGCTGCCACCGGCGGACACAGTGGCCAAGTTGCCGTTGACTAGACTTTGCAGGATGTTGAAGTATTGCTGATTAAAGCTGTACCCATACACCGCCCAACCGTTGCTGGTGCTTTGAACAATCACACTGGAGTAGGTGAGTTGAGCAAACGGCACATTTTTATAGAATAACAAATTGTAACTGTTGTCGGGCAACAACAAACTAGAATTCAAGCTGTTGGGGCTGGACTTTTCTGTATAGATGCCCAGGAGATTTTTTCCCGAGAAACTGGCCATTCTATAGCACAGTCTCACATCAAGATTTTTAAGATCAGCAGTGAGCGCAGTAGTGGAGTTGATACCGGTCTGTCGATTGAAATCCACGATCCAGTTGATATAGCTGGCTTTGCTGTCACCATTGCCGTATATTTCTACGCCGTTGGCATCCAGTCTATAACGATGATTGTATAGATACTGATCGTAATCAGTGTTGAATCGATATAGATCTCTATCAGCAAACAATGAGAAGAACTCAGCTGGACGTGTGAGAGCCAACAATCTCATTATGGCAAATGGATAAGCACTGGAAGTGCGCCAGGCGTTTTCCACAGGGCCGTCATCTCCAGCCACCCAACTGCGTCGGAAATTGTTGCTGTTAAAATTGCCCACCACAACTTCCATGGGACTCAATAATGCACCTTCACTGCCTGCAGGTATTACTTCTAATAACTGTGGACGTGCATATTCAGGGCGCACATAAGGTGCCACAGGATCTCTTACCAGGCCTTCAGCAAGATCTCCCCACAACACCAAGTTGCCCGATGTATACGGTGCAGCGCCATATTGAAACTCCCACCAGACTGGACGTTCACTGAATCCCAACATCTCCCAGGGTCTAGTATTGGGATAGATTGTATCGTAGAAGTAGTTGTAGATGCCGCGCCATGCACCAATCACCAGTGGTTCGTTGTCTGTGAGTTTGTTTGATGCAGTTGAATAGTTCCATGTGAACTGATTGGATGGCACATAATCTTGTGTTTTGTAGTCCAGTTTGTTCCAGCCCACCCAGGTCAAGAAATCTGGATTCAAGATGTCTTGTATCTCGCCGAGCGAATAATCAGTGGTGCGGAACTCCCCGGGTATGACTTCCGCTGCGGTGAGTGGCACAGGATTACCATCTAGTTTTAAATTGTTGTAGATCCTGGTTTCATATTCCAACAACAATTCATCACGGAAATCACCAAATGCTCTGGTGATTGATCCGTCATGTCCACGGATCACAAACACCGGATCTACATATGTTTCATCTAGAAAAATCTCCGGCACAAATGCAGGATACAATCCCAATTTGGTAGGAGTATTGGGCACATAGCTGCCGTAGGTTGTTTCGTATTCCTGGATGGTCACTACCTCGCCTACCACCAGTGGCACTAGAATCGTGACAATAGGAGCATCAACACTGACAATATATTCGACATTTCTTGTGAGCAATCGATCATTCACATACACCAGCAAGGCCTGATAATTGGCCGAGGTATAATTGAATACCTGGTTGAGATCAAACACCTGTGTAGTAATAGGAGTTACCGTGATCTGTTGCTGCGTGTACACTGTGCCTGTGGGCAGCATGTCAGACCAGTAGAATGGGCTTGAGCTGGTGCGGCCTAGATTGAGTTCAGAGAATACTGCATTGAGTATTTCCGGTATGGTCAGGTTTGTGTAATCGCCGGTCACAGACTGATTCAAGAATTGCGCCTTGAATTGTTGATACTGTCTTGAATTGTATTCCAATGACGCAAATATATCATACTCAGGTTTGCGTAAGAAATATCCTGCCAGAGTCATGGGCGAACTCTGTTGCAGTATGCTCAGTCCATACGGAACAATATTGCCCAGGTCTCTTGAGTTGTTGGCTCCATTCACAGCACCGGTCAGATTCACTAGATTTTGTGCGATAGTATCATAGTGAGTGCGTATGGTTCCCAGAGTAAAACTAGGACTGTTGCCGTTTAACGGATTGTTTTCTAGATTGATAGGTACCTGATAGAACCCCACGTCACTGACTTGATCGCTCAGTGCCAGCACTTCAATAATATCACCGGGTACTATATTGATATTGGTATTGAATCTTATGGTGGTGGTGTTGCTGGTAGTGGTGAATGTGTATGTATTTGTATCTTGGAATAGGCTGCTGAAGTTTTGGCTCACACTGGTAGCATATACCTTGATGCTGGGCACGGCACCGGTTGGCACCACGGCCACATCCAGTATCAAGGGAGAAGTCACTGCCATGACTTCTGAACCCACAGTCTGTGATACTGATACAGTGTATGTTCCTACTCCCCCGGTGCCGGTAAGAAACTCAGTGATTTGTGTGCCGGCTGTGATGTCCTGGCCGCTGAGTGTTTGCCCCAACTGTAAAGATACTCCATCAGCAGGAGGTACTGTGACTGTGAGTGTGGTATTTGCGATAGATCCTGTGATGGCCACGCTGGTGTAGGTAAAACTGAATTGTTGATAGATTTGGCTCTTGACCACTGCGGTTTGCCAGCCAATTTCTTTTTCATACACAGTTCTGTTGGCATATTCACGCACATGGCCAATGCTGATGTTTTCAGTTGTGCTGACGTTGTCCTTGACATACACAAATGTGTCTGTGTACAAGTTGTTGTCAAACACAATGTCTCCCACGTTGTTGAGACTGAAGTATCGTAGAGGAAATCCCAAAACTGTGTCTGCTATTCCGCTGGTCCCTGTGGCATAACTGAACAATGCGCTACCGCCAACTGTGTCACCAAGATTGTTCTTGGTAGTTGAAAAAGTTGTACTGGGATATACCACTCGATTGCTTAAACTGTGTCCATTGAGATCATATACATCGAACATGGGTGTTTGATTTATGGATGTTTTTTCTTGTGCTCGGATCCACTGTTCGCCGTCATAACGGAAAGTTATACCTTGCAATGTACTACCGCTGAGACATACCACACACTGATCAACCACGGCCACTGCATCATCAGCAGGCACAAGATCAATGATGGGTTGACTGTACAATGTACTGTCGGGTAATGGACCAGTGGCAGGTGTGATAAAGTTGACCACATATATTTTGTCTCGCACCCGGGCATCTAGATCTCTTGCGAAGATCACTCTAGTTCCTTGTTGAAACACATACCCATCCACTGCATAGCCAAGTTGTCCATTGATGTTGGACAATGCATCGGTTTCTCTAAGATCAATGATGTTCACAGGCTGCTTGGCCTCAGTGCCCATGTTGAACAATCTGATACCGCCACGGAATTCAATGATTGGACGTCTGGCCCGTTGTGCGTTATCCAATATAGCCGTGGTATTATTGTATGCAGCAGAAGCAGTGATCACGTCAATGTGGAACCAACGATTTGATCTGGTCCAGGCATTGAGATCCGGACTATCCAATGCCATGGTTATGTAATCCAACTGCACAGGCTGATTCAAGCTGCCATCAAAGTTCCCCACATCAAACGCCAAGGAATCAAACGGCACAGTGGCACTTTCGGTATAAGTTTCCGGGGTCACATAGTTACCCACTGATAACAGCTGGATGGCGGTGCCTACTCCGACCACATAGTATGTTTGATTTTCATAACTGGCGGGTGTCACACTGCCACGGAACGTGATCTGTAGATTGTTGGTAAACACCACGCCATTGGGAGCTGTGTAGTTGGTTTTGCCTAGAATATCCGTGACCACATTGATGGTTTCAGAGTCAGCTGGATCTATCAGTCTTATCTGCCCAAAGATTTCTGGGTTGGTTCCATCTTGATACCACAACAGATCTTGCACAGCGGTCAGCAACGGTATCTGTTCAAAGTACCCTTCGGCGTTGCGATACCATTGTGTGGTGCTCCATTCAGTACCAAACATCACAGTGAACTTGCTGAGATTTGGGCAAGCGGTGACTGATGACAGTTTGAGGATGGGTTCGCCACTGGAGGTGTATTGATATTGTATCAGCCATACACTGTATCTGGTGTTCACGTCCAAGATAGGTGTGGTCTGATCAAATGTGAGATAATCGTAACTGCCCGGCAATCCGTTGTTGCTGGATGTTTGTGCCAGAGGGTCAAATTGTGTGGTGATCAACCAGCCGCCATCCACAGGATCAGTCGTGGTGTTGGTGAACACTATGGTACGATTCTGGAGATTGGTGATGCCGTCAATGCCGTCAGGGTATTGTTCCAAGAATGTGCTCAAGAACACATTGTTCACCTGATCAAATTGCAATGTGGTGGCAAGCAGGTCTACTTGTCCGGCAGTGGGCACTGTGGCTATGAGATCCAGATCATAGTAGAATTGCTGTGCGGTTTTGTATGGAACGTCAAATGACACTGTGCCCGAGTCTTCACCGTTGTTGGTGACCCCAAATACATCTCTCGAACTGATGTTAGGAGCATATGGCAGCCGACCATTCACACCTGGTTCGGCCTGTATCCAGAACGAGTTAGGTGCCTGATTCACTACAAACTCATAGTTGCCGCCGCGCACCAGAGTGATGATGGGATTTTCTCCGGCTATGCCCGAGAACTCATAATAATTGACAGCTCTGGTCACATCAAAGGTATCAGTGACGGGAATGGTGGTAGCACTCACATCCACTGCCAGTGGTCCTGCAGGCACCCAATAGTATTGGCTGTAGTTGGAGAACTTGTCAAAGTTTACAAAAGGGTCCCAGCTGTAGTATTCACTGGTGTATAATCTTGCAGAATTGTCAGTGGCACCGCCTTGGCGACCAATGGCATCGGTGATGCCAGGATACGTGATAGCGTCTGATATAGTATTGGTATCTGGCACCAGGCTGATCACACCGGGTTCAAGCTGGTAGTTTGATCTAGAGGCTGTGGGCTCAATCACATAGTAATCGTTGGGGTTGACCCCAGGGCCCACATGCCGGCCTACAAATCCTTGTGTTTTCTTGAATTGTGGTTCCTGTACCAGCTGGTCCAGGGTAGCTGCCAGGAATTGCTTGTTGGTACTGGTCTGAAAAATTGGTGGTAGAAAATCTACAGTTCTAGTGGTAGCCATTAGATCACTCCGCTGCCCGGTGCAGTTCTTATGTTGGTGGATGTCAATGCAGTGATAACCTCCACACTACTCACGCCGGCTGCATTCACAAAGATTTCATACGGTGCTGAACGTATTTCGTAGAGATCACCAAAGTATTTCAGCGGATCCAATGGTACCAGTACCACAGAACTCACGATATCCCCCATGTTGCGGTGTATGTATGCTGCCAGTTCTGAGAAATAAAAGGTATCCCCAAAATTCCAGGCAGCGATGCTGAAGTATTGATCAAGGTTGGCCACCACTAGAGTTTTGATTTCACTTTCGCTGGCAGTTGAGTTTGCAGCACGGATCACCTTGATGGTAGCGCGAAGATTTTCTGCTGCCTTGGGCCCAAACAAAGGCTTGAATGTGACTGAATTTATCACCACATTGTCCGAGATCATTTTGTAGTTGTTGAGTCCTTGATAATCTGTACTGAGCTCATTGATTGTGGGAACATCAGGCTGGGGCACTGTGCCGGTGCTGTCTCTGATCCAGTTGGTGTAGGCAGTGTAATAACTCTGTGTGACCACATATAGATCAATGATGTTGGTGGTACCCGGATCTATACGATCTGTGAGAGGAGCGTTGTGTCTGTATTGAAAATATAGACTTGGGCGTCCCACTCGAGACAACCAATCCACAGTGATGTCAACTAGAGTTCGCACACCAGTGCCACTGATCGTCAGTTCATAAAATGCACCAATTTGCCCGGCAAGCGATCCGGTGTAGATTTCCTGATCGTATGCGTAGAATATCTGTCCAATGATGTATTCGGTCTTGACCAATTCAATATCATCCTGTGTGGCATAGGTGCTGTTTACTCGAGCCGGGTCAACCAAGAGATATCGTTGTAAGTTATCAAAGTCCACAGTTCTTTCAAAGAACACATACTTGGTGGTTGGATTCACATCAGGAGCCACGATCTCATCAAAGAAATCCGGATCATCGGCTATGCCATCACTGTCGCTGTCTCGATAACTGACTATGACCTGATAGTCGTCCACAAAGCCATCTGACTGCACAGGTTGGCCAATGATGCTGAGATAGATATCACTGGGCAGCGGACTATTTGAATCAGGAAGGCTGTTGGTTCGTAATACATTTACATAATCACTGATGGTGTTGCCGGTTCTTGGATCATAGATGCGATTTCCTGTTTCAAAGAAAAATCTAGTTTGAAGCACTGATCCAAAATTGTATACCAATGCACGACTGGTCACAGTGTATTTCACACCGTCAGTCACGGCCTGTATCATCCACGAAGCATCTTGATTGGTACCTGTGGTGCTTTGTGCATTGGCCAGACTGAAATCTGCATCCACCGCAAGATTGTTGGATGTGATCAAGTACCAGGTCTGTGTGAGGTTGTCATATCCCAGACCAAAATTCCTGTACAACAAGATCTGATCCGCTATGCTGGTTTCAAGGCTTGTGGGAATATCTGTTATCAACAGCGGAATCACTTGAACCGGAATAGCACCTGTGGGCACGAAGTTGTTCAATATCACGGGACCTTGACCACTCAATCGCCCTGAAGTGAAATTGCCCTGACCTTGATTGGTACCATCAAGGTATATGCTCACTGGGCTGGCCCACAATTCAAGACGTTCCGCGGCCAGTGTAGGAACTCCCAGTCGGAGTCGATTATTAGAATCAAAATAATAGCCAGCAGGTGCTGCAAATTTCACCAGGCTACTGACCTGTATGTATTGGGTGTTGGTGCTGGAATAAGTGCTGATGGCAGCAGGATTTCCTGATGCATTCACAAAGTATCCCGAAGTTTCGTTGGCTAGTGTGGTGCTTTGACGCCAGGTGAGGTTGTTGACCAATAGATTGGGTCTGACAAAATTAGCATAGTAGAATTGTGTAAATGCATTGGTTACCAACAGCGGTTGTATCTGGTTGGTGATCACGCTGGCCACTTCATTTCTCGTGATCCAGGTAAACAAAAATGTAGGCAGTTGGTTTTCTTGCCAGATAGCACCGTCACTGGCAAATATGTTGGTAGAACTGTATTTGCCGGTGTTGTCCACCAGATCCAGATATCGACTGGTGCCGATGCTGGCACGGTTTAGCGCATAACTCTTGATGATGCTGTTGTAAGCAGTGAATGGAAAGTTGGTGTAGTCTTCGCCATTCACCATGCGATTCTGTGTGTAGTATCTAGCCGGAGCACGTTGTTTGATCTGATCCAGAGTTTCTCTGGCCTGTGCATTGCTCACCGGAGTGGTGATACCACAGGTAAACGTAATAGTCTGTAGCTGTCCTGATCTACTGACATAGCTGATGGGTATGACCACACTCTGCATCTCGTCAGGGTTGATGATGTATGTGAGACCATTACTGGCACGAACATAGCAGCGGAACAATCCCACTGGTATACTGGAGAAAACACCGTCGCCAAAGGTCAGTGTGATCTGGTCGTTTGCTCTGCTGGTCACAGAAAATAGTTTTCGTTGATCCGGTGCTAATTGTTCGGCTGCTGCGGCATAGACCGATTCCACATATTCCCATTCAGCCGACACATTGCCCACGTTGTCCAGTTGAAACAACCAACGATCTTCATTGTTCACACCTTCGATATTGATGTCCACTGTGCGATTGGGGATACGTTCAGCTAGATTAAAATCTTGATTTTGAAGCACACCCTGTTTGAAGTAGAAGAAATATCCTGTGTTGGCGCTGGCAAATCCCAGGGCATCATTGCGGAACAACAGATTAAAGATGCCATTGGGCAGCGGAGAGGGTTCGTACACAAATGGTGCTGTGGATGGTGTTCCTACTGATGTGGAATTCACTGCCTCAAAAGGCATGCTCACTCCATCCACAGTGGCATTGTACGGAAACACCGGCAAGAATCCCGGTACCAAATTGATGCTGTATTCTGATGTGTCCACGCCTAGAATAGTGGTGCGATTTCCTGGACGACCCACACGTTGAGTGTTCACCAGGGCAGAATTGACGATGGCAGCAAACTGTTCGGCCCAGTTGAAGTTTGTGGGATCATTCCAGTTCACCGTGACGCCGCCGAGATCAATTCCGTTGAAGTCAACAACATTTTCCGTGGTCTGCACTGAAAATACCTTGAGATATCCCTGTGCTTCTGTGTTGCGCTTGGGAGTGTAGCTGACCAGATTGGCCAGTCGGACCACACTGTCTCTACGTTCTGCGGTGTCAATGTAATTTTCGCGAGTGTTGAGATCGTTGCGAAAACTCATGGCCTGACCCATGAATGCGATCACATCCAGCATGGCAATAAATTCCGATGATTCAATGTAGTCATTGAATGTTTCAGGATAATATTGACGTAGATAGTCTATGAAACTTTTTCGTAAAGCTTCAAAGTCATAGCTCTGGAAGTCCGCTTCTCTAAAAGTCTGATAGATGCGTTTCCAGTCTTCGACCCCGAATACAACTGTTTGTCTAGTGGTGCGTGCCATAATGTTTTATTGTTTTGTTATTTACCAACAAAATAAACGGCTAACTTAAAGCAAAGGTTGCTAGGCGTTGTTGTTGGTCAAAAAACACACTTAATAGTTCAGCGTTGGTGTTGGGGGCAAATTGTATTTCTAATTCTATCAACACACCGTTTTGCTGGGGAAATACCAATGCATCAATGAGATTCACCCTGGGGTCCCCGCCGGCCACACGCTGCACTTCCCTGATTATCTGACTCATAGTGGTCTGATCTTGGCTTTCAAACAAGAAACTCCACAAGATGGTTCCATAACCTGGCCGGCCGGGCAATTGTCCCTGTGTGATATTAAAAGCGTTGAGCAGATCACGCTTGATCAACTCAGTATCCACCAAGGTGAATTTTTTGTATTGATTTTGAGTGTTAAATCCGATGAATGTAGACATACGATATTTATGGAGGCGAATCGCTCAGCGGACCCAACCGATTCAATGCCGCCACTATGACTTGCTGATTTGCTCGGGCCTGTGCTATCTCGGCGCGATATCTAGGAATTGACTTGATTGCATCTGCTGCACGAGCAGTATCTCCCACCTCGATATAGTAGGCCCGAAGCTTTTCTGCATCTCTGATTTGCCGTTCATTGATGCCTATAAGGTCACGCATGTCTTCGTATACTGAGTCTAGGATTTTTCTTGCTGTGGCCGGTCTCAAGGCATCCAGTTGGGCTGCTGTGAGCACAGGTGTGGTGAGCGGTCCGGTATATACTGCGTTGGTTGCAGCAACAGGTGCAGCGGCTGCTGGTGAAAAATCCGGAGTCTCGATATTGGAATCACCTATTATTGCAGATGTGGCCTGATTCACGTTGGTTCGATTCACGGTACTGGTAAATCCTTTGACTGCTACCACGCCTGCTTGTAACGGATTTCCTCCACCGGCCACAGCAGCATTGACATCGGCAAATGCCTGACCAAACTGTGCAGATGTGGCAAAATTATTCATCTGATTCACAAGGTCGCCGGGTGCCTTGCCATTGAGCCAGGCAGTGGCAGTGGCGGCTCCAAATTTGGTAGCAGTGTTCAGCAATGGACCCAGTTGACTGGCTATTTCTGTGCCCTTGATGGTGCCCAACTGTTTGAGTTGATCAAAATTTGTGTTCATCAATCCCTGCTGCACACGAGTTTGCAGGCCGCTGTTGTTCAGTACTGAATCTAGATTCACAGCACCCAACTTGCCGGTCCAGCTTGTGGGACTGCTTAGGATCTCCTTGAATTTGTCCGGAACCTGTTTGATCTGATCTGCGATTCCCGGTTTGATCAATCCCGACAGTTGCAGTTGATTTGCGTCCAGTCCAAATTGGCCAAGACCTTTGGCATTGGTTATGGCATTGGCTGCTTGATTCACTGACGCTGACGCCTGTGCCACCAGACCTTGTATTTGATTTGATGCAATAGTTCCAATATTGAGAGAACTGATTTTGGTATTCACAAAATTACTCACCGATATGGCATTGGGAATCAATGCCCCTAGTTTTGTGGGAAGATTGATAGCACCGCCGATTTGTTTTGTGAGTGCTGCCGCCTGCGGACCTATCTGTGCCAGGGCCGATGATAACCCGCCTGCTGCTTGAGTCACAGCATTGACCACTCCGCCCACTGGAATACCTGTCAGCCCACCACTGGCCAGTTGTTTGTCAAATATTGCCTT